GCGTAGCAACTATCGCAAGACCAAACCAGTAACACGGGAAGCAGCAGTCACTACGACTGACGACTTCCTGAAATAACAATTTGAGGGATGGGCAGTAGCGATGGCACATTGCTTATGGCGGCAGGTTGGGCGTTTCACAACTTCGCTTCCTGCCGCGCCTACGCCGTGACCTGCCTGTCCCTCATTAACTTATGAAAGAAATTGACCACGAACAACGGGCGCATCACAAGGACTTCCCGCCTTCATCACTGCCAGCACTGGCCAAGTGTCCATGCTACAAGTCATCGGATACTGTCGGGGCAGCAGCAGTACGAGGGACTCGGCTTCACGAGAAACTCGAATCCCTGCTGGGTAATGGTGACTTGAGGAAGCTACTTAAACGCCCTAAGCCCGATGCCAAATGACATGAGCCACAGCAGCAAGAGCAAGAACTGGCATAGCCAGATTACTCAAGACCTGCGACATCCACCCAATAAAATCAATTAACACATAGGTATCCATGATTAGTTAGTTAGACGGTGAACCACCAGCCAAGGACACAAACAAAATGAAAGAAAGAACACCAAACAGATACATGAATCTATGACAACAAAGCCGAGGCCGAAGAAAGCAATCCATGCGCGATTAGACTTTGACACCATGCAACGGATCAATGCTCTTTGTTCGCTTACCGGAGAATCAAAAAGTCAAGTGGTAAGAATCCTCATAAAGAAAGCACTCCAAGGAACTATCACAAGAAAGACACAAACAAAATGAAAGAAAGAACACCAGTAGAAATCAGGGAGCAAGCCATCATGTGTTGGAAGCAGATGGCACGGCCCAAGTACGACAAGGGACAACAGGAGAAGGGAACCAATCTGGACAACCACCCCAACCTCATCGCTGAATGCAGGTACGAGGCCATTGACCTGTGGTTCTACCTCGACAGCCTAGCCAAGCAGATTGATGACAAGGACAGCCGCATCGCGGAGCTGGAGTCCGAGGTTGAACGATGGAAGGAGCAAGCTAAGAGGTGACCGTAACCCTAGACGCAACTGAAGTGGTGGTGGCACAGATGTTGGCTGCTATGCGATACAACGTGGCACGGATGGCTGGTGTCACGAATGCCCGCATAGGATCACAGGGAGACTACCAGACAGACTTGGAGGGGATGGCGGCTGAGATCGCATTCTGCAAGGTGTTCAACTACTTCCCTGACCTGACCGTTGGGCCTCGCAAGGGCGGCTGGGATGTCAAGGGCAGGGCTGGCGAGACAGTTGACATCAAGGTCACGAAGTATGACTCAGGTAAGCTGCTCGCAACACTCAAGAAGAAACCGGAGGACGCCCAGTATTATGTGCTTCTGGTCGGGGAGTGTCCAACATACAGGCTCGCTGGCTACGCCACGGCTGAAGAGCTTTTGAAGCCGGAGAACATAACAGACTTGGGGCATGGCAAAGGCTATGCTCTTACGCAAGACAAGCTGAACCAATTCAGCAACAACAAAGGAGGGTAAATGGAATACAGGACAACGTGCAGATTATGCAAGAACGAGATAGTGATAGAGGTTGACGATGATAAGGATTCAGCGGCCAAGGGGGCAGGACTCAATCTGGAAACATGGATAGGTAAATCGAAAGTCCTATGCGAACCGTGCTACACTTATAAGGAGACGGGCGTCAGACCCACCAACACACCACCCATGAAGGACTTCCTGTTCGAGTGAGAACCTTTGAAACAATCGCAGCCGTTATCTTGGCACTGGCTTTCTTTGCCTTGATAGTAAAGATGGCCATTTCATTATGAAACACAGACACGGAACCATCGAGGAGTGGGAGATCATAGCCAAGCAGACTCTCGCCAACCCCAAGGCAAGCAGGAGCGAATGTCTCTCTGCCCTAATCGGAATCACCCAGAGCAAGAACGAGTGGCTCAAGGAGAAGCTCGCAGAACAGATGAAGGTAGCATGGAAAGCCGACCTTAATGTCCTTAAAAAAATACCCTAAAGAAGTCCTCTGGGCGGCACAGTACATCATGTCTGTCGTCGGCAGGAAGAAGCTCATCACTGAGGAACGCATCTCCATCATGCGAGGCGATGAGGAGATCACGTTCGGCAGCATGGACGCCTACTGCAAGGGCCATCTCTTTGACCTGAAGACCGGACAGATACGGGACTACAAGCAACAGATGGCGGCGTATGCGCTGGGCGTCATGCAGAAGTACGGCGAGAAGAAGCTCACCTGTCACCTTGTCTACTCCCGGTTCAAGCACGTTGAGGCGTTCGACTTGACTTGTGCGGAGGCTGAGGATATAGTCTACGGCATCGTTGACTCGGTTAACGATCCCACCCGCTCACCGTGGCCATGTGAATACTGCGCTTGGTGTGACAGAAAGGAAACCTGTACAGCTTTGAAACATTTTGCTTATACCATCGGGGGCCAGATGGCCACGATGAAGCACATCAATCTCAATGAACCTCTGGAGCCAGCCGTTCGTCAACGGTTACTTTCCATCGCGGATGCGGTGGAGAATTGGTCGGAGAACATTAGGGAAAAGGTAAACAAGGAGTAGTAATATGCCTGAAGAAACAAAACCAATGCTGACCTTCTCGAAGGTCGCCCGCAAAGCCTACCTCTACAAGAACGAAAAGAAGAGGGAAGGCTCAAGAGACCCTGACTATAAGGGTAAACTGTTCGACTTGGACTTGAACGAGTTGAAGGAGATTGCCAATGAAGATGGCATCGTCGCAGTGCTGCACCTGTCCGGCTGGACTGAGGAAGACCAGAGCAAGACCACAAGGTTGGGGGTCGCCGTCCAGAAAGGTGTCCCTCAAGAAGGAGAAGCCGTGGCAGCAACAGCACAACCTGCTGAAGCACCGTTCTAATTAAGTGTTCGCGAACACTTGATTGTCTCTCCCCCTGCCGTTTCGTAATACTGTGGTTCCGGCGGGGGGAGAGTTTTAGTCACTACACATAACTATAACTATAAGGGAAGGTAACTATGAAAGTTAAAGGTCATTGGATAGAAAAGAGGGACGAGGATTACCTCAAGATGGCAGCGCAAGCTACGGCACTGGCGTTCGAGGTGGACGCTGATGCGGTGTTGAAGAGGAGCAGGGTGCAACCTCTGGTCTTCGCCAGACAGACAGCCTACTGGCTGATGCACAATATCATGGGATACTCCTACTGCGAAACCGGACGGATGTTTGACCGTGACCACGGCGGCATCATGCACGGGGTCAAGAGGGTCGAGGAGGAGCTGGCGCAGGACTCGACCAGCAAGCACGACAACGGAAGCTGGGCCAACCAGATCAGGGCATCGAAGGAAAACTTCCGGCGGTTCTATAAGGTCTACAAGGAGGTCAAACCAGAGGAGGCTAAAGATGTCGTTGAGACTACCTGAAATCCGTAAGCCCGCCTCAGTGTGGGAGCTGAAACAAATCATCGAGCTGATCGACGAGCGCATCGGGGAACTGCTGCGTCACCGTGGCGAGAATGCCTGTGGGGATTACCTGTGGGACAGTGACAAGGCCAAGGCTGAGTTCTTCAAGCTGGTCAAGAATCGCAAGGATATTCGCAAGAAGATTCTCGACACTAAATTAGGTTAATGAAAGTAACGCAACCCTTTGTAATGGCTGTTGCATCCACGGTTGGGTCTTTCTCGTCGTCAGCGTACTGGCTGGAAGCGACGATAATGAACTGGTCATGGACTTGCAGCAAGACCCCAAGGGTTACGCACAGGCAGGGCTTTACCTTGGAAAGCTCGCTCTGGACGTAACCTGCGGGGTCAAGCCATTGCACTTGAACCCTTCTCCCCAGCCATCGCTTAGGGAATCTGTTCCTATAACCTCTCCCAGCCATCCTTATATTTCTCCCATGAGCAGACCAAGATGTTGCCCCGCCCTTTCCCTGCCGGGAAGATGATCGCGAACGAGTTCTTCTCGGTGAGGTCTTCGACTGGGATGATGTAGTATCCGTCATGGATAATGTCCTCGAAGTCCTTGGCGTAGGACGCATAAAGTATCAGGAAGTCACAGTCACTCTTGCTATACTTCTTGGGGTTGTGACGGCAATGCTTTAGCGTACACCGATAACTTCCCCCCTTGTTGATAGTAGCTGACTTGACTTGTATCCTGCGGGAGTTCCCATCCTTCTCAGCAATCAAGTCGTAAGCGTCCTCATTGAGAGGCCAG